GGCAATGTTTCCTTTAATTTAATAATACATTCGTCCATCTTAATGTCTATAACATTCATTTTAGTATTAAAACTTTTTATTTTTCAATTTTAAATAAATTTAGTTATTCAGAAGTGACTAGATTTATATTTATTAAAGTTTAGAGATGTATGTCTTTGTAATAGTTTTATTAAACTTTTCTTCGAACAATCTAGCTATTTCTGCCAATGAATGTTCATGTTTAATTCCTTTTACAAATTTGATTTCATCTTCTGTAAATTTTGTAGACTTTTTAGTTCTTAATTTTTTATTCTCAATCATCGCTTTATATTCTGATGTTTGTTGTAATTCTTCTGTTACTTGAATTTCACCTTTCCATATTTTCGAAATAATATCGCGTTTAATACTAATATTAAAGCGTTCTTTCATCATACCAGATGCTTCTTCGGTTGTGAGATCTTTTACATTTTTCAATTTAAAAATTTCAAGCCAGACTTCATTAGAAAATTCTATTTCCTTTTTGACACTCGTTTTAGGTTCTTTAATAAATTGTGTTTGGATTTCTTTAATAGGTTCATAATGTGTATCATTTAAGAAAGATAATAATTGTTTATATTTTTCTTCTGTAGAAACTAGTTTACTTGTAGTGGTTTTCCAATCTTTTCCATTTGTTTTTGGGTGTTTTCTATCAACGCAGAAACTATCTCCTCTCTTATCAGTTTCTGGAATATAATAACAATATTTAGGAATTTGTTCTGGATTAATTTTAGTATTAGTCGGTAAGTTAGTTCCTTTGACATATTCTCTACGTTTATCTCTAGGTTCTTCTTCATAATATTTATAAACTATTTCCTTGTTAGGTTGCAATTTTGTAATAGATATTGACGTTTTAGGAATATCATATTTATCGTCTCTTTTTGTAATTTTAGAAGTGCAAGTTTGGATATCAGGTATCTCTATATTATTTTTCAAAATATGTTCTGATACCTTTTTACAATTATTTATAAATTGGGTGTCATTTAAACTACCTTTCATATAATTGCATTGCGAGCAACAGGCTACGCAGTTATCAATATTATATCCAAAATTATTATTTTTTCTATCAATACCGTTTATATGTGTACTTGAACTATTTTTATCACAATAATAACATTTATCATTTATAAATTTATTGAAATCTTCTTTTGTTAAACTAAATTCAAGATTTTTACTTTGTGCTCTGTTTAAATAATGATTATAACTAACTGAAATAGAATTATACCACATATTTTCATTATAATATCCTAAACCATTAAAATGTTTAGAAATATGTTGACATCTTTTTATAAAAGTATTAGGATCTAAACTGCCTTTCATAAAATTACAATCTTTACAACAACTAACAACATTTGATTTTTCATAATGTTTCATCGCATCCATTCTATCGATGCCATTTAAACTTTTATCAGGAGTATGATTACAATAAAAACAATTCGAAGTCATTAATTTGTAACATATTTCATCTGTTAAATTTTCATCCCATAAAATGCCTTTCTTTTGAGCTTGGTGTTTAATGGCATAAAATCTTGCTCTGAAATTTAATGTTTGCCATTTTGCTAAATGTTCTTTATTATTACCTCTCCATTTTTTGTGTACCTCTGCATTACGTTTCAAAAATTCTTCTTCATTTTCTGCTTTTTTATTTTCACGATATTTCTTATAATATTTTTTTTTGTTCTGTCGTTTATTCTTCTTGTTTATAACTTCTGGACGTTGTTTCTGTTTGGCATCTTTTTCACGACATTTCAAACATCTTTTGACTATATCTCCAGACTTGCCAATAAAATTATCTAAAGATCTAGTTACCCTACAATTAGTACATTTTTGTGTTTGTATTTGTTGATTATCCTTTCCTATTTCTGTTTGTTGTTCCATTTGGGAATTTTATTACAAAGTCTTGTATTAAGGGTATTTATTTTTAGTATTAGAATGAGTTATTTTCAATTTTTAATAATTCTCGATTGAAATTGCGATAAATGATTCTTTTTTTAATTAATTTTGCAGCAAAATATATTTTGTAGTTTGAAATTTTACTATTTTAATAATTTTTGTTTTATTAGAATAGTTGAGTTATATTTTTTATTATTTTTTAATATGTAAAATAGGTGGTCTAGCCTAGATCAGTTGGAATATGCTAAGCCGCCCATACCGGACATGATACGTAGAACGTTGTAGTTCACGGCGTATACCTTTAATAGTACGGGGTCAGTGCCAGTGGCAAGTTCGAGTAGTAGGGTGGCGTTATCAATACGGGACATATTGACGGAGCCAGAGGGTTGGTGTTGTTCGGGGTTGAGTGCGAAAGAGTATACGTAGATACCATCAGCAGGGCAACGAGTGTGATGTTGGTAGGGTTGGACTACGTTGAAGTAAGCACCATCACGTACAGAGAAACGATCTTGACCGTTTAATTGTAACTTGGCAGTGGATACGGTTTGACCGCCATCATAGCCAGTTTCTTTGCCGTAGTTGGCTAGTTCGTTATCATCAAGGTTAGCTTGAGGTTGAGCAACCCATACAAGTTCCTTAACGGGGTGGTTGAGAGATAGCTTGGATTTTACAGAGGAGTTGCTGTAAGCTTCTTCGCCAGTGAATTGTAATTGTTCAATGAGGTATTCGTGTTGAACTTGGGCGAATTGACGACGTTCATCGGTATCGAGGTATACGTAGTCAATGTATAGAGAAGCGTTAGGGATGGAGGGAGTGGAAGCAGCTGTGCCCTTGTGTAATTCGGAGAAAGCACGGAAGGCAATGTTGAATTTAACTTCGTGGTATTGTAAAGCAATTAAGGGTAGAGCTAAACCAGGGTTGCGGCAGAACCAGAATTGAAGAGGTACATATAGTACGGTTTCATCTTGAGAAGAGGCGGCAGTGGTTAGAGCGGTGGTGTTACCGATCATAACATTGTAGCCATCTTCGTGTTCAGCAGTTTGGGTTAGTTCGTTCCAGATGTTTAACCAGTCACCATAGTGACGGTCAACTTCTTGGCCACCGATTTCTACGTTTACGTAGTCAATCATGTTGTGACCAACGTTACGTTGCCAAGCGAAGTTGGTACCAGTAACAGCTGGGAGAGTTACTTGTAGGTAGGTCTTGTGGATTAAATCACCGTTACGGGATACAGTGCAAGTAACTTTGCGGCCGAAATCGACGGTTCCATTGACGTTCCTGTTGTTAAACAGGGTTGACACAAGGTCAACATACCCCACCTTTCGGTGTATTTCGAGAAAAATGTATAAATAACATCTTTCTCGGGACTAGACTATATCTTAAGCAAAACGTAGGATTAGGATTTACTATCCCTACGTTTCACCCACTACCATTTAGTCGTTGAACTGCACTCTTGGATTTTAATTCATTTAAATATGATAATGCATTTTTATATAATTCTTCTAAAGAAAGTGATTTTGAGACAAAATATTTAGATTTTTCACCAGGAAATTTTACACAATAGCCATTTTTATGTTTTTGAATATAAGTTTCATTTTCAGATTTTATAACTAAAATAGGCTCAGTTAAATTATTTAATTTAGTTAAATATTGAACTGCTCTATCATAATTATACTCATCAGATTTACTTTTAGAAATAAATCTTTTTTCAGGACCCATTGGATGATTACATATTCTATAACCATCTATCATTTTTAACATATACATAGGCAAATCAGGATTCTTAGTATTAGATAATTTCAATCTTGTTTCAAAAGAAATTTCTCTACCTTTTAATGAATCACTGATTTTTTGTTTTGTGTCAAAATGATGTTTACCATTTGATCCCCCGTTTTTAATATTCATTCCATTTGGCACTATTGTGTTATATTTCTCTATATACAATATTTCCTTTTCATTTAAATATTCGTCATCACATTCTTCTAATATTTCTATATTAAAATGCTTTTCACCATATTTTTTTAAAGATTTATTTAAAACTTTACAATGGTCTTTATATTCTTTTTTAGAAGCATCTATATGCTGTTTCCATCTTTTATCTAAGGACTGTATAGTTTGTCCTACATATTTTTTACCAGACGGAGACGTTATTAAATATATAATTCCCATTTACAATATCTTCTTGAAGATAATTTTCAATTTTAAACAATTAAAATCTTTAGAGCTTGGCTGCTGATTGCCCAATCTTTTAGATTTTCACTATACCCAAGTTTTTTCTTGGCCAGAAATTTCTTTCGAATATTTCTTTAGTACTAAAAGCTCTAAGGGGTTTTCAGCAATTTGATAGTGTCGCAAATTGAAATTTCAATTTATTAGTAGTTATACTTATGTAAATTAAAATATCAATTTACTAGTAGTAATACTTATTAATCAAAGGATAAAAAACTCTTGGCAGGAGGGATTGCATTGATTAATAGAGGAGTACTTACTGTTTTTCTATAACATATCCTCTTAGTTATAGCAGACTACTTTTCAACCCTTCAATGATTAAAAGGTTTGTTCGATTGATTCTAGAGCAAAGTTAGTGTGGCGTCTGTACACAACTTTGAAGAATGTGATTTGGGGGTTACCTGTACATTTCCCCATACCTCGTCTTTCGACAAGGATTAGACTATATCTTAAGATAAATCTGCGCTATCTAAATTTAAATTATTCATAATAACACATAATTCATCCGAAAACCATTTAGTCGTTGAACCTTCTTCTTTAAATTTGATTAATTTCTCTTTTACGATAGAAATCTGTTCTTGATCAATAAAGTTCCTCTTAGATGAGTTTTTGCATAAAGTAACAGGAACTAAATTACTCCAATTCCAACATTTATACACTTCATCTTTTTTTTCTAAGTCAAACTTAGAAATAGGTATTACATGATCAATTGACCAATATGTACCATAATTATTCCAATTCATATCTGAATCAAAATTATATTCAAACCATTCTCTTAAATACTGAATATTACATCCAATATAATCCATTGTATGTGTTTCTTTTTTTATAACGGTTCTGAGTTTAGCAGCTAAAGATTTTTTTATACGATAATTAGGATTTTTTTGAGCTTCCTCTGAAGTCAATTTATTTTTAAGATCCCTGACATATTCAGGATAGCATTCCAAACATATCTTTTTCTTATAAAACTTTTTTAATTTAGAAAAATATTTTAATATCTTGCTAATTTTACATATACAACACTCTGCATATGTAGTCTCAATCCTTTTCTTTCGTTTTTCTTTTTTTCTTAGCTTATCGAACTCATTTAAACATTTTTTACACGTACTTGAATAACTTTTATTTGAATACTTTCTAAATCCAGACAAATTGTAAATTATTTTACATTTATCACATTCTTTTTTAATTTGGTCATTTTTCTCTTTAGTGCCCATATTATTTATTTATATTAAAAGAAATTTTTCAATTTTAAAGAAGCTTGGATGCTGATTGCCCATTTCATAAAATTTATTATATAAAACTCATTTCATTCATCTTATTCATTGTTACCGAAAGATAAAATTTACTATATTATCTTTGTG